CTGTTCGCATCCACGAAGACCTCCTTGGCCTTTTCCTTCATCTTGTCCTCTGCGGAAAGGAGCTCAGCCACATGCTGCAACTCCCTGTCCTGCTTCTCAACCTCCGCGTGCCACCACGCTTCGGCTTCTTCCTTCGCCTCATTCTCAGCCACGAACTTCTCGAACGCGGCCTCCTCTTCGGCAGTCATGCCCCCCTCCTCATTGGGGAGCGTTTTCTCATTCCTAGCGGCGGATGCGACAGTCAGAAACTGCACGCACACGCTGCCATCAACGCCCTCCACGATGACCTTCACGTATCCCGGAGGAACCGGGATGTTTGCGAGAGTCTCAATGATGGACGACATTTTGCTTGCTGGCTTGCTTGCGCTTGCGAACTGGCAAATGGTTTGTAGGATTCTCAATGTACAATATTGATTCAAATAAATCCATTTTTCTGCGTTTTCACAGTTTAATTATCCTAACTTCAAAAGGAACAAATGGCAGAGACAGAATTTGCAAAGGTACATCTGCGTGAACATTTGGTAGGACTTGTTGTTCCCCCGATTTCGGAAGGAATTTGGAGTATCTACACATCATCCAAAGAACTTTGTGAGCGAAATGGTCAACCTGATCAAATCCTGCGCACGTTCCAAAATATGCTGACACGCATCCCCGAATGGTCGGACTCTACTTTGGCAACCGAAGTTGAGCGAATTGTGAAGGTTTCCAAGTGTGGATATCTGGATGATTTGATCATGGGAGTTTTCATTGCATACATGAAATCATTTGCGTCTCTGCACTACCGTGGAAACTCGTCTCAAATCAAGATTGAATTTGAGCGTCCTTCTGTTGCAAAGTTTGTTCATGAGCTGTACAAGCATTCAGCTCGCAAAATTTGGCAGGTCGCCTATCTTTTCAGAACTGTAGGTGTATCAACAGAACAGCAGGCGCGCAATCGTCAGGAGATTGAGAAGATCATTTCGGAGTGCATGGAGCAGGTTGTTCGTGGGTTCCTTCCTTGGGAAGCCATTGCAAAGAACTACTTTGTGGAGACCCCCCAGGATGTTCCGGTTATTGCACAGGAATCCCAGTCGAAGACCGTCCAATTTGAAGAGGAATCAGATTCCGACGATGAATCAGAAGAGGAAGAAATTCCCAAGCTCAGCGTCGGCGAAGAAGCAGGAACGATTGATGTGGAAGATTTGGATAAGAAAGAGGAAGCACCCCCTGAGGAAGTTGACCCCCTGAAAGAAATTGAAAGCAAGATTTCTGCTGAAACGCTCGTTCTAAAGCTGTAAAGTTTAACTAAAAAACCAAGTAAATGATGATGCTTGCAGTTGTTTCAGTCGCAGTCGCTCTGGTTTCCTTTATTTTGTATGCACTCGATCGTCGGTCAAAAGAGAAGACCATTGTTTGGCCCGATGCTCTCAAGCTAACTCTTTTCAGCGGTCTGATAACGTCAGGTGTTATGTTTGTTGCAACATCTGACATTCCAGTATTAACCAACACCGTTCAGGCAGTTTCTGAAGCACTTCCTTCCACACAAGATATGTTTGTAGGAACTCCTACGTTTTAAACATCAATAACAATTGCAGTTTCTCCCATGGGAACTGACGCAATTTCATAAAACATTTTTACATTAACAAGTTCTTTACGAGGAACAGCTGTATCCTTGCAGTATCTTGCAATTGCTTTATAAAGCGTAAATCCGTGATAACGATCATGACGAGGATCTTCTTTTCCAAACAGAATGGAAGACCCATCTTCGGTCGTCAGCCACTTCGTAAAAAAGAGAAACAGCGGATCTCTCTTATATTCTTCATGCAGGGGTCCCTCGGGGAAGAAGTCCCAAAAAAGAGACGTCGCAAGGCGAACCAGATCAAATGAGGGATTTGGCTTTACTTCTGCATATTTTGCATTATAAAATGGGGGATAATTGTACTGTCCACCCGCTTCGTCTGTCGACGAAAAATGGTCGCTCATGAAGAACTTTGGTTCTTTCATTCCGGTTAGCTTTATAGAGCAAACTCCGCGCTCAAAATCAATGATCTTGATAAGATATCCGTACGTGGGAACTTTGTACAGAGTACCGGCCAGATTGTAGTACAAATACTCCTTCTCCGTCGAAACATACATGATATTGTTGGAGTGCAAATCGTTGTGCACAAATCCAAAATTACGCTGTGCATACGCCAACGCAAACATGACTTGAGTCATCCATGCGAGACGTTTATCCTGATCAGAATCGCACATCATCAAATCATAGAAAACACCATTGCACTTTTCCATGACTGTTATGTGGATGGGTACATTCGCAAAGGTTGCCCAAGCAAATGATTCACCCGATTCACCGTCTTCATCTTCGTCTTCTTCAAGATCGTTGCAATCGCAAGAGTGAATCCCAAAGATGTATGAAGTTGAAATAGAAGATTCATCATCGCCTTCTTCTGCGGAAATTTCATCTTCAAACACATTTTTGAGTTCACCCATTGCAGATTCTACGTGATCCGTTTGAAGTTCTTCTACGTTATCAAGAGTAATTTCCTCTCCAAGATGAAGAGCGGAACGGGCTGTGCGTGTATGCTGAAATTCTGATTGAGTAACCGACTCGGAAAGCTTTAGCTCAAACGTCTTTCCGATATTTTGAGAAAACCAGGATCTCTCGCAAAGTTCGGGATAATCATCCGAAATGTCGATCGTATGACTTTGCGATACTCCCGTAAAGACTCCATAAACCTTCGGAAAGTGTGGGCACCCCGATTCTGAAAGTACAATCGAAGACAGAGAACCAACATAGGCTGCGTTATTCGGATTTTGAAGCTTCGACTGAATTTCAATAGACTGCTCAGAAATAGTAGGAAGACCAACTGTAGTTCCATAATCTCCCTGCATCCACTTAAAGGGACTCAGAAGCATCGTCTTTTTGAGATGAACCGTTTCAATGCCCGTTGCAGTACGAATTTTGTCGTCTGCCAAAATTGATTGAACCTCATCTTTCAATTTAATTCCGTACTCGTGCGGCGTTTCCAAATTTTCGGATTTGAACAAACATTCAATCGGCGGAAAGAATGGCTGCAAATGCTGGACATTCCAATAACGATTAGATCCTACACGAAGCAGCGGAAGATTGGAATATTTGTGAAGTTGCATCGTTAATGGCGATGTTCTCAAATCGCTTGATCCTGACTGCTTGCGTTTCTTCATTATTTCATTGACTCCACTTCTGAACGTTAATTATTTGCGCAATATACAAATGGCTGATAAATTACCATTTAAGTTTGATATGCCAGAGCCACCATCTCTTGGTCCTTCTATGCCTACTCCTCCTTCACCTGCAGATGAAAATGCTGCTATACAAATACTTGCACGAGCTGCGTCTGCTTTTTTGGATAGTCCAATCATAAGCGATATTCCTGCGCTAAACAAAGCATTTGCAACGGAAAAGGTAAGATTTCAACAAAACAATCTTTCAGTATTCAGCAATGCGGCAATTAGGTATACTACAGTTGCGAGATACTTAAGAGAAAAAACGCTTCCAAAAAAGGGTGGAAAAAAAACATACAGACGCTCAGCAAACGTTCGTAAAACTCGTAAACACAGATCAATGTAAAATCTTACTGTAGTATTAAGATGAACTTTAACATCAAAAAATTCAACATCGAAACAATTCGTGATCGGTGTGAAATTGATTCACGAAAGTCTCCAATGATTGTTGTTATTGGCAAGAAGGACACCGGAAAGTCTTTCTTGGTTAAAGACATTTTGTACAACACACAGGCCTGTTTTCCTGTTGGAACTGTCATTTCGGGAACTGAGGTTGCCAATGAGTTTTTCCAGCATATGGTTCCCTCAAAGCTGATTCACGACAAGTACAAACCTGACATTGTCATGAACACGATCAAACGTCAGCTTGCTGTTAAGACTGCCCGAAATGCAGACAAACACAAAGGAGGCGGAGATTCAGGAGTTGACCCTCGTGCGTTTCTGATCCTGGACGACTGTCTGTATGATGCGACCTGGATTCGCGAAGAGTCTACTCGCTATGTGTTCATGAACGGTCGCCACATTGATTTGATGACGATCATAACTATGCAGTATCCTCTCGGTATTACGCCAAACCTTCGTACGAACGTTGATTTTATCTTTATTCTGCGTGAAACTATGATCAACAATCGCAAGCGTATTTACGACAACTACGCAGGAATGTTTCCTACCTTCGAAATGTTTTGTCAATTCATGGATCAGTGTACAGAAAATTATGAATGCCTCGTAATTTGCAACGGTGTACAATCCAACCGGCTGGAAGATCAGGTGTTCTGGTATAAAGCATCTGAGCATCCGCCATTCAAGTTGTGCGACGATAGTTTGTGGGTGGACAACAAGCCTTTCAGTAGCGCTATGCTAGCTCAAGACGAGTTTGATCCTCTGGCTGTTAAAAAGAAATCTAATAGTCCATGGGTTCATGTCAGAAAAGACGGCAAATAAGTTTATGCATCACGAGGCGCACCGCCTTCTGAGGGATGAACGGGAACTGAAATTGCAGTGGCCAAATCCTCCGTATCGGCAAGACCCGCATCCTTCTTGACGTCCTCAAGCGCCTTCTTGCGACGAGCCTCGTTCTCCTTGCGCTGAGCCTCAATCTTGGCAGCCTTCTCTTCCTCGAAGAAGATGTCCTTGTTCACCTCGTTCTCCTTGTACTTGCGCATGAGCTCGTTGAGCTCCTTCTCTGCATACTCAACCTCAGGCATCAGATGCTCAGAAGGATCCCAGGGGAGCCACATACCTACCTTTCCGAGATAGAGGTTATCGTGGGGATAGCGCTTCTGTAGAACACGAGCATACGACTGAGCTTCCTCGAGACTTCCAAAAATACGACGAACCTTCACACCACGAACGTTGGTACGGAACTCCACCTTTTCACTATACTCAGTCTCCAGATCCTTCTCATTCTTCAGAAGGAAAATTTGATACTGCTCATGAATATCAGTCTTCTTGATCTCCTCGTTGTGGATCTTGCGGAAATCCTCCAAATCCTTAAAGAGTTCGTCAATCTTAAGATTGTACTTCTTAGAAAGGAATGCAACATAGTTTTCCATACCCTTCACCTTCCAGTCATACTCCAGCCACTGAACAAACCGTTCGTTGAAAAACTCAGTCTTCTGCTTGATGATCTTCTCGGGCGACAGAAAGGAAATAATGCAATAACGCTGAGTCGGAATTTCAGGGTCCTCATCCAGGTAGTCAACAATCTGACCAGTCTCGTCCTTCTTCGGGAGTTCTTCGCGGGGCATTTAGTTACTAGACAGGTTGTATGTGAAAATATTTAACGCCTACGCCTTCCTCCAAAAACTATGTCTATTATTTTTCCAGTTTTATCCTTCAAGTACGAAGCTGCATCTTTCAGACGATCACGTGAAAAATCGCGCGCTGCTACAGCAGGATCAATAACTTCTGGATACGCTTTATTTTTGGTTGCGTCGTCAAAATTATCGCGTCCTACTTTTTCTCTAGCTTGTCTGGCTAGATCTCTGAATTGATCTCTAAACTTTCTAGCATCCTCATCCATAACTTTTTCCACGGAAGAAGGCATAACCGTTTTCTCGATAATTTGTGTTGTCGATGGTTGTATTATGGTTCGTTCTATAATTTGTGAACCCGGAAACATTGCCCATGCATCATTAAAGTAATAAATCAGGTAATACACTCGGATCAACAAATTGAGAATCAGCGTAATGTATGTTAGGTAATTCCTGCTATATAAATCAGATCCAATAAAATACAGCTCTGCAATAAGACCTCCCAGCAAAACAAAAATGATAAATGCTTTATAAAAAGAAGAAAACTTAACTGAATTAATCGTCAATACTACAAGGCTTAACACAGCAAGGCCGTTTACAATGTTAGCCGATACAGTGTATGTCACAACTGTATCCTTGTCGTTTGTTGTATTTGCTTCATAAATTGCAAGAAGGTTTATGTATGCTGCTCCAATAAGAAGCAGTATACTTACAATCGTGAGTAGCTTACGAAGTGCGTTCATCTGTTATTTTAGTGTTTGGAATACATTTTCCAATTCCAAGTGTTTGCTGCATCATGATGGGGGCTGGGCATCCGTTGCATGGACATACCTTATGATCAAATCCTAAAATGTGTCCAACTTCATGAGAAACCAAATATTGACGGTAATCGTCCAAATCTAGCCGACTTTCTTTGGATCCGCGAAACCATCTGTCTGCATTTAAATACACATTTTTGCCTCCCAAGGTTGCACACGAAAGCTTTGGAGACACTCCACAAATTTCATCAACTGTTTTCGGGCTTGAAAGTCGTATTAAAATATCTGCATTCTCAGAAACTGCCTCAAACGAGTATCCTCGTGAACTCCACCCGTCTGGGTCGTTCAAATAAACTGTAACTAAAAATTCAATTTGAGCAGGAAATCTGATTGAATAATGTTTTTGGACATCAGGGTCCACTTGTACCTTGAATGTGTAATGTTTCTTCATTACTTCTTTTCTGCATAAGATTTACAAAATGGCATCAGCAGGAACGGCTATCATGCTTGCAGCAATTATGTTTGCTCTCACACCCGGAGTCTTGATTTCAATTCCGCCTGGACCCAATCGTCTTTGGCTATTCGGTAGACAAGTAACAATGGTAAATGCAATTGTGCACGCTGTTGTTTTTGGAATTGTAGTCATGTATTTTGTCCAATAATTTCTCTTTGAGAACTTATAAAATGCCGGAATCTAAACCTGCCGCACCCACCGTTGATATGGGCGACCTTGTTGGTCGCGTTGTAAAGTATGCTCTTGAGGGCCTCGCCGTTGCCATCGCTGCGTATCTCCTCCCTGGCAAGTCTCTTCGCATGTCTGAAATTGGCATGATCGCGCTGGTCGCGCTTGCCACCTTCGCTATCCTTGATATTTATGCTCCCTCTGTCGGTGCTTCTGCTCGCACTGGTGCCGGCTTTGGTATTGGCGCTGGTCTTGTTGGCTTCCCTGCGTAAATCCACAAGTAGATCTAATTGTACCCCTCTGAATAAACGTTTTACCACATTTACAAACACAAAACAGTTCCTTAAGTGTAGTCTTACAACTAAGGCATTGTATTTCCATTTAGTTCTTCTGATTGAAAAATAGGTAAATGAAAGATAAGATTCCCAAAGCTCTTCGAGAGCAAGTGTGGTTGACACACATTGGAAAGAAATATGACTCAAAATGTTTTATTCCTTGGTGTTCCAATCGCATAACCGTATTTGACTTTCAAAGCGGGCATAATGTCCCTGAAAGCAAAGGCGGAACTACAGATCTTCTGAATTTGAGACCCATCTGTTCACGGTGCAATTCGTCCATGAACGATTCATACACAATTGATGAGTGGGCCAAATTGAGTCGCCCTCCTTCAAAATGGAAGCTATTTTGGCAGAGGTACGCTTGTATTACAAAATGCAAACCGTCCGATACAACGGAAAGTGGTACAAAATCGTCCCCAAGCCCTATGAACCAGAGCGTCAAACATTCCAAATTTCGTGGCATCTTATTAGGGAACCCCTCGTTGCTAAAGAAGAAGCGTACCGCGCGTGGTTCAGGCGTGAACAAGAAAACGTAAAAGTTTTATATCCTTCGTTTCGTAAAGAAGATGATTCTTGAAATCGTTATTGCTCTGATTGTAGTGGTTGTGAGCATTGTTGGGTACAGATCTTTGACAGGAATTTGGCCGGGAGGAAGGCTGATCGTTCAGGATCCTCCTCCTACTGCACCCACAGTAAATTCATCAACTGCAAAGTTCATGTTTTTCTATACAGAGTGGTGCCCTCATTCTCAGAAGGCACAGGACCCCTGGTCTTCTTTCAAGCAAATGATGAAGAATACTCCAAAAACATACGGAGGAAAATCTATAACTTTTGAAGAAATTGATGCAGAAGCAGAAAAGGGAAGAGCTGCGCTGTATCAGGTGAAGCAATATCCAACATTCAAACTACACACAACTGAAAAGGTTTACGAAATGATAGGAAAACCTTCTCCTGCATCATTCCGGGCGTTTTTGGTCTCCGCGCTTGGCAAGGAAAGTTCGTAATTCTTCTTCTCCATATCTACAAATTGCATTCAAATCAAGATCTTCAAGATTTGATGTACTATAAAGTCCAGGATACTTCAAATGAAGAGCCCCTGGTTTGGATTGTGCTTTGTAAAGCTGTACCATCACCATCAAATACAGACTTCCCGCATAATCAAGTGGAGATCGTTTTTCTACATTTTTGGGGGTCACCGGAGTTCCGGGTTGCTTAAGCAAAGATAATACAAGAGTTGAATCGTCTATGTCCAGAATATTTGAAATGCACGGACTGAAAATATCTCCATCGACATAAAATTGTCCGTACAACTGCTGAGGTTTGAACAGAGCAGGGACACAGCAAGAACATTTCAGAGCGTCCACAACTGGAATATTTCCGGACAGAATGGCAGGAACACGTTTGCTTATATTTGAACTTACGATATACAACGGCATGTTTGCGTCTTTTAATTTTTTGGTTGTTATGTCAATACCTGCATCTAAAAACATACTCTTCAAAGTGGATTCAAACATGTCCATCGTAAACATTCCTTTGGTTGAAAAACTGTTAATCAAATGATTGAAATTCGGAGTTGGTGCAATGTTTTCTACTTTCAAATATTTTTGAACTAGTGGAACCATTTTTTCAATGGGGAGTCCAAATGCAACATATGTTGCAAGAATAGAGCCAATAGAAGACCCATACACTCCATCAGGAAACTGCAAGGGCTGATACTTTGAAAGTTCTTGCAGAACTCCAATGTGTAAAACTCCCTTTACTCCTCCACCTCCCAGCGCAAGTCTGCGAAAGAGAACAGACATTCTTGTCACATAGTAAGTAGCAATGCTGCGAGCTCGCGACGTATGGGATGAACAAGAACAGAGACGGGACAATCGCATGGCTGCAATGGGTCCTGTCATAACTCAAATTCAGGCAAAAATCAAACAGCAGGCCATTCATAACGTAAATGCGCCGTATATCTTATTTGAAGTTCCGACGTATGTGTTTGGGTATCCACTTTTTTCTTTGAAAGAAGCAGTTCAATATTTGGTTTCTGAATTTGCAAAAGCTGGCTACTGGGTTTGGATCGTAGACGAAAAGTATTTGTTCATTTCCTGGATGAAGCCTGTTAAAACACGCGATATGGGAAAACCAATTTTGGCAACAAACTATCGTCCGATGGCGTATGATCCTGCAACCCTAGCTTTTATGAGTAACAATAATAAATGAAGTCAACCTATTTTTGGATTATGATTTATGTTGCTATCATTGTTGCATTTGAAACATCGGCTATGA